GGAGCTCCAGCGCTTAACGTTCTTGTCTTCAGAACAGGAACGACCTGTTAAGGTTGTCCTGGTTCCGAAAACCTTGAAATCACCCAGGGTTATAGCAGAAGAGCCATTGTGCATGCAATATGCGCAACAAGGGATCCGGAGTGCGATTTATCGCCTCTTGGAATCAGACGATGATTTTTCTGGCCGGATTAATTTCCGTGACCAGTCAATCAATCAGTCTCTCGCTATGGCCGGGTCGCTTGATGGTCAATTAGTAACGATTGATCTATCAGATGCTAGTGATCGGGTTCCCCGAGATCTAGCACTGAGAATGTTTCGATCGAATCGTGATCTTCATGATTCTATCGACGCTTGTCGATCGACCCACGCATCCCTCCCCGATGGGCGCCGTATTGGCCCCTTGGGAAAATTTGCGTCTATGGGAAGTGCTCTCTGTTTTCCTGTTGAAGCGATGTACTTCTACACAATATGTGTAGTCGCTTGTTTACAGAAAGACGGACTTCCAGTGACCTTTCAGAATGTTAAATCAACATTCGGGAAGATCCATGTTTATGGGGACGATATAGTGGTCCCCTTGACATATGCGGAATCTGTTCTCGAACACCTACAAAAGTACAATTGTAAGGTGAACCACAACAAGACCTTCGTAACCGGGAGGTTCCGAGAGTCATGTGGAGCGGATTACTGGTACGGTGAGTTGGTTACACCGATTTATTGTTCCAGTGATGTGCCGCAGAACAGGCAGCAAGCGAATGAGATCGTCTCGTGGTGTGCCATGGCTCAGCTGATGTTTAATGCTGGCCTCTGGGCCTCCGCCACGTTCGCGTTTGCGCGGATTGAGAAGATTATGGGAACTCTTCCCTACGTCTCAAGGACATCGCAGGCGCTTGGGCGCCATACTTTTCAGGATTCCCTTATTCGCCGGCGTTGGAACAAGAAATTGGTCCGACACCGATGGAATAAGGATCTCCAGGCTTATGAAATGAAAGTCTGGATGCCTGAATCGGTCTATCGCACTGATAGACTTAGTGATGGCGCTGCTCTTTATAAGTCCCTCTCTAAGCTCACAGACCTGAAAGATCTGTGGGACATTCGAGATCGGCACCATTTAGAGCGGTCTGCACTTCGCGGAGTAGTTGCATTACAACTCCGTTGGGTCCCGGTCACATAGACTGGGGATGGTGGTTTTCCACCAGGGGCTTCCACGTCTGTGTCCTACCAAGGGCATAGAATGCAGTGCGGAAA